AGCACCTTCTGCTAACTTAACAGGTGGAGGAATCATTTATGTTGAGGCAGGTGCTCTTAAGTACCGAGGCTCATCAGGAACGATTACCACTTTAGGTCCTGCTTAATGGCTGAGAAAAAGAAAACTGTTAAACCAGAAAAGCCAGTAACTATTGCTATTGGAGTTCCTGGTCGTAAGGCTCACATCTCACATAAGGTCACCAAAAATAAAAAAGGTGAAGTTATAGTAGAGCACACAAACTCAAAGCAGGGTAAATACGATAAGATTAACCTTACTAAAAAAAGCCAAGGCTCAATAAAATCTGTGGCTCAAGGAGTCAAAGGCGTAAAAGAGTGGCACAAGAAAAATCCTCACACGAGTAGGAGTAAGTAATGGCGACTAAAGTTGCTGCAGACCCTTGTTGGAAAGGGTATGTTCAAGTGGGTATGAAGACCAAAGGCGGAAAAAAAGTGCCAAACTGTGTTCCTGAAGGTTCAGGAAAGAAAAAAGTAGCAGCCCCCAAGAAAGGCAAAAAATGAATTTAGAACTAGAGTTAGAACTAGTTGTGCAGGGATTAGTTAATTTTCCTGAGAATGAGCACAATGCTGCAGCACTAGCAGAGTTACGCCCTATTGCTGCAAAGATAACAATTTTAAAAGACCAAGTAAAAGATAATGCTCTTTCTAAAGAACAAATCATTGCTTCTTTGGGAAGTTTAAAGGCTGAGTTAGATGCTCATGAATCTATCCTGCCATTTGTTAAGATTGCTGCCGAAGACCTCCTTCGGTTTGCTACTACATTAGAAAGCGAGTAATAGTATGTGTGCTGTATGCGGATGCGGTAAGAAAAAAGGCGAGACTGGATATGGTAAGGGTAAGGCTAAGGCTACTGCTAAAGCCTGTACTTGCGGTACATGCAAAGCATGTAAAGCAAAAAAGAAGAAGTAACACCATGGCTAAAGAACTCTCTCCTAAGCAGAAGAAAATTGCTAAAGTTGCTGGTAACCCTAACAAAATTGAAGGTAAAGACTTCCAAGCGTTAAAGGCTATGAAAAAAGGCTCTGGCGTAAAAGGTAAGACTCAGAAGCAATTACCTCGTAAAAAAGGTATGTAATTCCTAAAAGAATTAAAGTTTAAGCCCCCGACTGGGGGCTTTTTCTTTATCCTTGTGTTAGTAAGAACCATGCGGGTCTTGCTGTTTTACTTGCTGATTTAACTGCTGCTTTAAGGGGATTTCTATGTCTACACCATGGTACGAACAGGTTGCTGAGATGCAGTCTGCCAGTGAGCGTGATGAGTTCGTAAAAGGTATGTATGGTTTTAAACCGCATAATCAGCATAATTTTGTAATTGGTCTTTTGGCTGGGTATGTCGGAACTAAACTACTTTTCAACTCAAAGAAGTCACGCCGTGAGACAAATAACTAAACTTAAACCAGCCTTTTTAAATGCAGCCCGCGACACTGCTCAATTTATGACAGTTGACTTGCGTAATGAAATACAGGCAAGTGGCTGGAGTAGTGGACTTGTTAACTCGATAAAAGTTTCATACACCAATCATCACTTCAGTGTTAACATCCCTTCAAAACATAAGGCTTTGGCAGATAACTGGGAATACGGTACTCCCAGCCGTCAACCTACTGCTGCTATTCGACGTTTTTCTAATAGGACAGAAGAAGCAGAAAAGTTCCTTTTAAAAAGAGTTAAATCTTCTTTGAAGGGTGTGCTATGACACTAGGGCCTTTATTTTTAGAAGAAGACAACATGCTCAAAGAAAAACTTAAGGGCATTCTTGTAAATGACCAAAGAGCAGACAATGAGCAAATTGGTCGTCCTGTGCAAGTGTGGTTTGGTCAACCTGACCAAGAACTTAGAGACCAGACTTACCCATATATTACAATTGATTTAATTGACATTCTAGAAGACCGTGCTCGCTCACACAGAGGCAAGGTTAATAAAACTACTGCCCCGTATTTAGAGCCTGCAAATTTTCCTGTTAACAAGGCTTGGGAAATTGATTACCCAATTCCAGTAAACCTTGATTACCAAGTAACGACGTACTCACGTCAACCTCGACATGATAGACAGATTCTTGCTGAACTGCTCTACTCAAGATTAAAGTTTCGTAATGCAACTTTAATCGGTAATGACGATACCGTCCGTCGTCTTGATGTTCTCGATGTCTCAAAGCGAGATGTTGTAGAACAGGCTAAACGCCTGTTTGTAAACGCAATTACTGTGCGTGTTTCAAGTGAAATTCCACAGGATTTGTACGAAGAGTTCTATAAGGTGCAAAAAGTTAAAGTCATTGGTTCTGAACCTGCCCCAAGGCAGGTACGTATCGGAGTCAACTACGAACAAACATCTCGCTAATACTCGGACCCTCTACCAACAACCTAGATAGGAGAAATCATGGCAGTTTATAAAAGACCAGGAATTTACATCAGTGAAGTCCTGCTCCCTGCTCCAATTACCAACTCCATAACAGCACAGGCTGCTGGTATGGTCGCTGCACCATTTGCCCAAGGACCAACAGAGGTAACTCTAGTTAACTCTTGGTACGAATTTACAAAACAATTTGGTGGGTACAACTCACTATTTCCAGCAACGTTTTCTGTTTCCCTCTTTTTCCAAAACGGTGGAAGAGAACTTTACGTTAAAAGAATCATCGGTCAATCAGCAGTTGCTGCAACTGGCGTAGTTCCTCGTAGTTCAGGTGCTGGAACTGTACTTACCCTAACCGCTAAAAATAAAGGAACTGACGGAAACAACTACCGTGTTCAAATTTCTGGTGGTTCAGTAGCCTCTACGTTTACAGTTGCCATCTATAAAGAAGGCATTATTGGAACATCCACATCTGTTACTGACGATGTTCTAGTAGAGCAGTATGAGAACCTTGATTTTGCAACACCAAGTTCTAACAGTTATGCATCAACAGTAATCAACTCTGTTTCACAACTATTTACTGCTGTAGTAAACGATAACGTTAACACACCTTCAACTGCTGTTGTTCCATTTACAGGTGGAAGCAACGGAAATGCTGTTGTTACTACTGACTATGAATCCAGTACAACTGGTGTTCCTGCAGCACTAGACTTAATTGACAGACCTCTAGTAGTCTGGTTACCAGGGATATATGAACTGTTTTCAGAAAGTGCTGCTACAACATTGGCTGCTAACCTTTCAGCATATATTGTTCTTTCTAAGAAAGACTTTTTTGTTGGAGAAGTAAAATCAGGTATAACTGTTGCACAAGCACTTACTACTGCTGATTCACTTGGCGGAGCAGGTACTTATGGCGCAGTTTATTATCCTTCACTTCTAATAGCAGACCCTCTTGGCGTAGCATCAGGTGCTACACGTAAGGTAGGTCCTGCAGGAGCAGTTGCTGGTTTGTACTTGAGAACCGATGCAACTGTTGGTCCATTTAAAGCACCTGCTGGTTTAACAGCAAGTCTTGCTGGAGTGGTTGCCACAGATAAATCTTTTACTACTACAGAACTTGACTCCTTAAACGGTGCTTCTTTCCCTGTAAACCCAATTCGTCAAGTTCCAGGTGCAGGTATATCCGTAATGGGTGCTCGTACTTTGAAGCAAGATGGAACAGCAAACAAGTATGTAAATATGCGTCGTTCTCTTATTTACATCCGCAAGAGTTTGCAAAACCTAACAGAGTTTGCGTTATTCGAAAATAACAATGAGCAGTTGTGGGGTCGTATTAATACAACCCTTAACACCTTCTTAAATGAATACCGCAATCAAGGAGGATTACGTGGAAATACTCCTGCAGACGCGTACTTTATTAAGTGCGATGCTGAAAACAATACTGCAGCCTCTATCGCTAGTGGCGAAGTTCGCATCGAAGTTGGTGTGGCTTTGCAGTACCCTGCGGAATTCGTGGTTATTAACCTTAGCCAGAAGACCTTAAACTAAGAAAAGGAGCCTAACTAAAAATGGCATTTGTAGATAAAAACAGGTCTAGTCTTGCGACTGACCCAATCAGAAACTTTAGGTTTTTGGTCAATTTTTCTCCATTGAACTCAAACGATACTAACTTGTCTGACTTAACAACAACAACTATGGGCTTTACCTCAGTTTCGGGAATGGCTGTAACCACAGACTCTATTCCTTATCGTGAAGGTGGCTACAATACAACTGTTCACCAGATTCCTGGTCAAACTTCTTTCCAACCGCTTACTCTACAAAGAGGTGTGTTAATTGGAAATAAGTCAGGTTGGAACTGGATGAAGAACATGTTCTACACAGTACAAAATGGTGGAAATAGAACTATCAATCAAAACTTCCGTTGCGATATTGAGATTTCTGTTCTTCCACACCCAATCTCACAAGAGACCGTTGCAGCAAATGCACAAGAGCAAACTGCAATGAGGTTTAAGTTCTACAACTGCTGGCCTACAGCACTTGCTTACTCAGACCTTAATGCTGGAGATAACTCACTTCTTGTTGAACAAATGACCCTTGTTCACGAAGGATTTGATACATCATTCTCTTCATTTGATGCTGCTAAGAAGTTTGTCTCTGCACCAGCAGTTGACGCACAGTAACTAACTAACTAACTAAAGGAAAACAACATGTCTACTCAAACCGTAAAAGCATCCGAAAATCCAGACCTTGTTAACCAAATGGTTGCACAAGCACTGGCAGAACCTGAAAAAGAAAAAGAATCAGTTGTAGTTACTCCTCCCTCTGATGTTCACGTTACTCTCCCTGGCGGATATACAAATGCTGCTGGGGAGAGCGTGACAACAGTTGAGGTTCGTGAATTAACTGGAAAAGATGAAGAGTCAATTGCAAGAGCACAAAATCTTGGAAAGGCTCTTCTACAAGTATTAAGCCGTGGAACTGTAAAAATTGGAAAAGAAATTGCAACCGATGATGCATTAGATGCTATGTTGGCTGGCGACAGAGACACCGTAATGCTGGGTATTTACAAAGCAACCTTTGGTAATACTCCAGAACTACAGGGTTTTTGTGGCGGATGCAATGCATTCAAGCCAGTTACCATTGATATAAACGAAGATATAAAAGTAAGAACTCTAGTTGATGAGCCTACTTTTATAGTAAACGCTAAGTGTGGAGAAGTAGTTGTCACACTACCTACGGGATATTGTCAAAAAGAACTAGTAAATAACTCCGACAAAACAATGTCAGAGTTAACAACTATTTTGCTTGAAAACTGCGTACTTAAGATTAATGGTCGACCTGTTATCGGTAAAGGACAGATTCAGAACTTGGGTATTAGTGATAGACGCTTAATTGGTGAAGCAATTAACAACCACGCAATTGGACCAGTTTTTGAAGATATTTCAGTTCCTTGTCCTGACTGCGAAGGTGAGGTAAACACTCCTATTAATTTAGGGATTTTGTTTCGCTTTTAAAGTATCTCATTATCCGATTTTGATGGCTGAATGGTTAGCACTATCGGAAAGGCATCAAGGTTGGACCTTAACTGAAATAAAAGAACTTTCAGTAAGGGAACGAAAAAATTGGTTAGCACTTGCTAAAGAAGGTTACTAAGGAGTTGACGTGGCAGAATTAAATGATTCGTTAAAACAAACTGACGAATTGTTATCCAGCATTGTCAAAAGCCTGACTTCTGCTGAGCAAATTACCAAACGCCTTGAAGGTTCTATGGGTGGAGTTGCTGGAAAAGCAAAATCTGCCAAAGGTGGTGGTGACCGCCATATCGGTTCTGGTATGGGTAGCCAAATGCCTCACATGGGTAACGCAACTTTTGGTGGGCACGAGACAGCAAGCAACACCGCAGAAATTGCAATGCGAGAAGGCATGGAGGCTACTCGCTATGGCTTAAGCCCTACTCGTGGAGCAAAAGTATTAGGAGTTGCACAAGGAGTTGCACAAGCATCCTTTGGTGTTGCTGCTGGAGTAATGGCAGCAGTTCCTGGAGTTGCTGAAGTTGGAGCAAGTGCTGCCAACTACTACGGAGCCTCTCTTGGTTCTGGCATGAGTCGTAGAAGCATAATGAATGCAACCTTTAGTGGTTTAGCAGGAGGTGTTTCAAGCACTCTCTCTCCTTCAAATATTGCGGGCATTGCTGCATCAAGAGGTATCACCCCAGGAAGTGCTCAATACAACGCTTTAGTTGGAGATGTTGGTGGTGCTGCACGTTACATGAACATGGCAAATGAAAATGCTATGGTTGCAATGTCTGGACTTACTCAAGGAGATTTTTCTTCTAGATTGTATAACATTGGTATTAGCACTTACGATAGTAAAACAGGTAAGGCTAGAGGCCAAGATGAAATTATGGGTCAACTGTACACTCGCCTAACTCAAGGACAACAAAAAATGTCTTTGGAAGAGTTAAATACTAGTTTTCAAGCAGGTAACTTTGGAAAAACTGCTACTGATTTAGGCATGTCTTCTGACCAAAGAGATTTATTTATGCAATACTCCCGCGATAGGGTGCAAGGAAAACAGACAGATTTATCAAAATTAGGTTATGGGCAAAATCCAAACGTAGACAAACTGCGTATTAATACCTCCGACACATCTGTTTTAAATGCTTATACAGAACCTGTTTTAGCAGGTTTTAAATCAGCAGCAGATTTGATTGTTAATACTGTTAATCCCGCTTTAGAAAATATGGCTAGTGTTGCAGGAAAAGCCTCTGGATTTTTAGGTGGCATGGGTGAATCACGTGCTGGAACTGGAATTGGAATTGCAGTAGGAGGAATTCTTCAGGGCGTACAAACAATTATTGCAATGATGGCTGGTGGTGCTGTAATGAGTGCTGCTGGCGGTGCTGCTGTTGCAGGTGGTGCTACTGCTGCTGCTGCTGGCGGTGCTGCTCTTGCAGCAGGTGCTAGTGCAGTTATTGCTACAGGTGGCGGTTATGTAGTAGGCAAAGGTGGAAAAATATTAGGTAATGCCCTTGGAACAAGTAAGACTGTTACTCGTGCTGGTTCTACTGCTGCAGGTGCTGGTGCTGGTGCTTTAATTGGCACAGCAATTTTGCCAGGTATTGGCACAGTAATTGGTGCGGGTTTTGGTGCAATTGGCGGGTACTTAGGTTCTGGTGGTGGTACTCCAGGATTCGGTGCATCTTTTAGCAGCATGGGTGGAGGAAGTGCATCTCCTTCTTCACCAATTACTAATGGAGGTGTAGGAACACCTTACGGTGCTACAGGAAATTTATGGTCTGGTGGAAGTCACACAGGTCAAGATTATCCATGTGCAATTGGAACACCTGTTCACGCATCATTAGGCGGAGTAGTTATTAACACAAGTCCTGGTTCAGACTACGGTAAGACCGTAGAAATTGACCACGGAAATGGTTACCAAACTTTGTACGGACATTTGTCTGAAGTGTTAGTCAAAGTTGGCGAGACTGTTACACAAGGACAACTAATTGCAAAAAGCGGTGATACTGGCAAAGTTACTGGTCCTCACTTGCACTATGAAGTACGCAAAGGAAAAAATAACCCTGTAAACCCTGATGAATTAGGTAAAGCAGGTGGTTCTGGTTTAGCGGGAGTTTTAGGTGCAAGTGGAAATAACGCAACCTCAACTAACGGACAACCTTTATCCTCTATGGTTGGTTCTAAATCTGTAGAAGATTTAATTGGTGGTGGCCTAGGAAATCTTCCTGCTGAACTTTTAGGTAATGCTAGTAGTAGCGGTGGACGTGGTGGTTCAGGGGTAATCCTTGGAACTGGTAGTGAAAAAGAATGGGCTACTGGACTTCTTCAAAAAATGGGTGCTCCAGTTAATGATTCTTCCATAAATGCTTTAACTACTTGGATGCGTCATGAAGGCGGACACTGGAAAAACTCTGCAAACTATAATCCTTTAAATACTACGTTAGACATGAGTAACAATGAGTCTATGAATAGCGTAGGAGTAAAGCGTTACAAGTCTTGGGAAGAAGGCTACGCAGCAACTATTGGAACTTTGACTGGAAAAAATGCTGGGGACCGTGGCTATACAGCAATTGTAGATGCTTTAAAATCAGGGGCTTCAACAGACGTTATTTTAGGAGCAATAAATAACTCTGCTTGGATGACTGGTAAAACAGGACAAAATGCTTACAAGTTCCAAGGTGGTGGGTCTCCATCAGTGGCAACACTTTCTTCATCTTCTGGAATGACTATTTCCCCCTCTATAACAATTAACGTTAGTGTTCAAAAAGCATCTTATGCAGAAGCGATGAACCTTGTTGAAATTGTTAAAACCCAACTTGAAAAAGAAAATTTACTTAGACTGGTGGGCGGACAATGAGTAGACCAACAAATGCACCTGGGTATCAATCAAAAATAGACCGTGATTTGGCTGCTGGTGTTACTGCTGCTAAACAAGAACAACTTAAAGCAAAAGCAGCAAAAGAGGCTGCACAAGCAGCAAAAGATAAAGCAAACTCACTTAAAGGCATTGCAAAACAAATTGAGTTGCTTGAAGCCGAGAAAAAAAGACAATCAGGTTTAAGAACTTACTATCAAAACTCGTATAACATGGCTGTTATAAATAACTTATCTGCGGGAACAATTGCAGGTTTTAAACTTAGTTATACTAATGCTGTCAATGAGATTTCTAGCATAGACACTAAAATTAAAACTAAACAGACTGAGTACGCAACCAAAGCAGAGGGTTATAAAACTGCTAACGAAGCCTACACTCAAGATGGTCGTGCTCGAGTACAAAAAGCATTAAAAGATACTAAAAACACTAAAGGCAATACAGGTGGAAATAAAAATACCAAAACACCTGGTGACCAAGCACCTCCTAAAACAATCAGGTTTAATGCACCGATGGTAACGTCGGCTTACTTTAGAACTAAGACTCACCCAACCAACTCTTTAGTTGCTCGAGGAGCAATACCAAAAAGTTCTGCCAGTTTAGTCGAAACTTTAAGTAATTTTGGAGATGGAGATACTAATAGGGGATTTATTATTCCAAATAAAAGGGCACAAGATGCAGCGTTTGCTGCAAAAGAAAATGTTGCATCTTCTGGATTAGTTGGTGGATATAAAATACCTTATGGGTTTAGATTTCACTATAATCCTCAATTTGTACAGCAATCTTACGGTTCTATAACAGGAATTTCCCCAGAACTTATTGAATCTGGTAAAGATAAATCAAACATGATAACTACCCCTGCTTCTAGTAGTTCATTGTCAATTACTCTTTACTTAAATAGAATTGAAGACATGAATGCGTTAGCAAAATATGGTGTTAAAAAAACCACTTTAGAAAACAACGGAAAATTATTGACTAGTATTGGACAGATTAACAGTGATGCCGACTCATTAAAATGGTATCCAGAAGTAGTTTCAGCAGAAGACCGTAAGTTAATTAAAGATTTTGGCACAATGTACGACTTAGATTTTCTATTTAAAGCCATAAACGGAGATATGGGTGGATACAAAAGCCCATTGCGTGGAGTAAAGACTGGAGACGTTGGTTGGTTAAATGGTATAGCCGTTGAAGTTCACATGGGAAGAAAGTTAAGATACTTAGCCAGAGTCACAAACATTAGTGTTAATCATGTGCAGTTTACTGAAAATATGGTTCCAACACTAACTACTGTTGTTCTTACAATGGCAAGATTCCATGATGCAATGGTTAAGGATTAAGTATGATTCCTCTATCTAGTAGATATGTTGACGGCCTTTTATTAAAAGGCTACCACCCGATGAAAGAAAGTTTTGAGGTTGGTGTTTACCGTGTTTTCCCTAATAACGTTTCTGGCGTGTTTTATTATTCTTGGGTAGACGGTGACAGACTAGACATGTTAGCAAGTAAATTTTTAGGGGATTCTCGTCTTTGGTGGGTTATTATGGATTATAACGACGACATCCATAGCCCCTTTGAATTAGTTCCAGGTCAACAGTTAAGGATTCCACTTCATGTCCTCTAACCAAAAGTATTCTTCACGTGAGCATAATTCTTTTTCTGTAGAGTTTCCTGACTACCCAACTTTTGGTTTTTCTGCTGACAATATGACTTTAGAACAAAAAAATAATTCTCACGATATTCTTACTATAGAATTTACTAACTTTAATTTGGTTATGCTAAAAGGGCTAAAAACCCAATCCCCAGTCATTGTTAAGTGGAGAACTTCTAATAAAATAAGAGGAATTTTTTACGGCGTTGTGTATGGTGTTCAAAGAACCCATGCTGTTCAATCTAGCAAGGAAGTAGAAATTATTTGTATTGGGTTAACTTTCTCAATGAAAGACTCAAAGTCGGGTGTTTTAACAAATAAAACAATTAGTGAAGTAGTATCAATTGTTGCAAAAAGAAATGGTTTAAAAGCAGTCGTTAGTGGTCATCCTGTTAGGTACTCTCAAATTACTCAACAAGGAGAGAGTGATTGGGAATTTTTACAACGGTTAGCCGAAAACAGTGGCTATACAATTGCTATAAAAGAAAAGACGTTGCTTTTTAGAACAATTGACGAAATTGTTTCAGAGTCAATTAATGGAATGCCTATTTTATACCAAGAGCAAACTTTCATGCCAAAATTCTCTAGTTTTGAAGAGCAAACATTAGACAAATTTACTCCTCTTTATGGTGACTATTTAGAAAGTTTTGACTTGCCAAACAACTCTTTTAAAATTACTAGGGGTGTTGACCCAATTAAAGCGTTATCTTTTAAAAGTACGGAATCGCCAAAAAATAAACAACAAGTTAGAAAAACCAACTCTGGCCCAATTTTTAATCAAGAGTTAACTAACATAGTGTCTAATACCGCAGAAGTTTCTCAATCTATTGCTAAAGCAAAGGCTGCTAAAGCAAGATTTAGAATTCCTGCTAATTTTACAAGTCAGGGTGACCCAAGAATTTCTCCAAATTCTTTAGTAGAGGTTAAGGGAATACTAGGAGATGCCGACGGCTACTGGTTAGTTCACAAAGTCACACATTACTTAAATGTTAACGGCGTGTACCAGTGCAAGGGCATTTTGCTTAGCGATGGTAAAGACCAAAATTTTAGGCCACAGCCTCAAACAAACTCACAATCGGATTCTCCAAGCGTAAACATACAGGCTAAACTAAAAAATCAATCCGCAACAAAAATAAAACCCGTTTATAAAAAACCTACAACTTTGTTTACTAATGGAAAAGCAACCACCTCAACTGGGAAATGGAGTTAACAATGGTTTACGAAACTGCTATAAGTTTTCCAATGCGCTTAGATAGTTACGGTAATATTGCAAGTACAGTTGAACCTAGCAAAATTTGGTCTGACAGACTTACGTCTGTAATTGGCACGATGTTTGGTGAGAGAGTTAATCGACCAAATTTTGGAACAAAAATTGCTAATCAATGGTTAAATGGATTAAGTGGCATTGACGGGGATATGGAGTCAGAAATTCAACAGGCTTTTATAGCCTACTTGCCTTTGTTAACTCTTTTAGAAACTTCTTTTGAGCACGACGATGCAAATGGGTCTCTTAAAGTTATAATTACCTATTCATTACCAAACGATAAGGAAGAAACTACTGTCATTGCTCTTGTCAGTATTGGCAACAAACAACCTCAGTATCAGGAGAACATCTAATGGCAATTAATGAAATTCCAGTAACAATTGACTACACAAGTAGAGATTACGAAGCAATTCGGGAAGAGTTAATTGCTCGAATTAAAACACGAATTCCAGAATGGAATGGTGCAGACAATGCTGATTTTGGCGTAGTTTTAGCCGAAGCATTTGCACAACTTGGTGATGTTGCAAACTACTACATTGACCGTATTGCTAACGAGTCATTTTTAGCAACGGCAACTCAGCGTGAAAGTATTTTGGCAATTGCAGAAACTTACGGATATGTTCCTTCTGGGTATAAAAACTCTTCGGTTGACGTTACTTTTTATAATAACTCTTCCTCTGCTGTAACTATTCCAGCCGAAACTCGAGTATCTGGTGAGGTTATTTCTAATGACACCGTAGAAACAGTTGTATTTACCACAACTGACAGTATTGTTGTTCCTGCTTTTGCTAATCAAGCCCGAGGTGAAGCAACGGTTCTTGCTTATCAAGGCTTACTAAATACCGTTGAAGCAAATGACGTTTATGGTGCTTTATTGGGAGCGTCAACTGCTGAACCGTCTCAGTCATTTACCATAACAGATTTTCCAGTTGTCACCGATAGTGTAGAAATTTATGTGCAAGGTGGAACTGCGTGGAAAAAATGGGAAAGAGTAACTCACTTAATTGATTATGCTGCAAATGATGCTGTTTTTACTACGCGTTTAAATTCAGATAATGAAGTAATTATATTATTTGGCGACGGTATATCAGGAGCAATACCTACATATCAGTCAGCAATTAGAGCAAAGTATGTTGTAGGTGGCGGTATTCCAGGAAATATTCCAAGCGGTACTTTAATTGATATTGCTCGAGTTCCTGGTCTTTCACAAACACAGGTTTCTGCATTAAATGGTGTAATAGATGTAGCCAATGTTAAAGGTGCTGTCGGTGGTAACGAACCAGAATCAAATGACGCTATTCGTATTGCTGCACCTTTGTTTTTACGTACTCAAAATAGAGCAGTAACTTTAGACGATTTTGAAAACTTAGCATTGTCAGTTGAAAACTGTGGAAAAGCAAAAGCAGTTGGAACTTCTGCTACTGCAGTAACCCTATATGTTGCTCCTTACCGTGCTTTTTCTGACTTTGATGCTACTCCAGGTATTGAAATTATATCTAGCGTAGCAACAGCCACTCTTGAGTGGAACCTACTTAAAACAGACGTAGAAAACTTTTTAGCAGATAAAATGCTCGTTGGAACAACTTTAAGTATTTTTAAGCCTGTGTATGTTCCTGTAACAATGAACTTGCAATACACAAGAAAACCAGAGTTTAGTGCTACGGTTGTTGAAAAAGCAATAAAGGCAGCCATTGTTGAAAACTACTCTTATAACTTTGTTGATTTTGGGCAAGAGTTAACGGTTCAAAACGTTGAGGCTCTTTTGCAGACTATTGAAGGCGTAAAATTTGCCAAATGTCGTTTTCTTTATAAAACAGGTGGAACTCCAAGTTTAGCCTCTATTACTGCTCTAGCAAATGAAATCTTTACTTTTGCTGAACCAGATGTGGTGCTTGAGGTTCTATAATGAATAATCAGTACACAGGAACCTACCGAGGTGTTGTTACAAACATCAAGGACGCTGAAGGTCATAGAAGAATAAAGTGCAAGGTTCCACAATTATTTGGTGACTCAGAATTAAATTGGGCATGGCCTTTAGAAACTTCAAGCCTAAAAACACAAGTTCCTGATGTAGGTGAAGGTGTCTGGGTTGCTTTTGAAGGAGGAGACCCAGGCTACCCAATTTGGAGCGGTAACTTTGGAAAACCTACAAAAGGTAAACGGGTAAATGTTAAAGTTTTAGCCGACTCAGTTTCTTTAACAGGATTGACCCCGTATTTTAAAACAGAACGCACAGCAAACGGGACTACCGAGATTGATTTAATTGCCACCTTACTAGCCATGGCTGCTGCTTTAAAAGACCATGAATCACGCATTGTTACACTAGAAAGCAAAGTTTCAACCCTTCAGACTCAAATGACTGGAAAAGCAAGTATCAGTCACAGTCATCCATAACCTGTTTAGGGAGTCAAAATCCTTGTTTAACGTCAAAATTGACCTTAGTCGTTTAGGAGAATAATCATGGCTGCTTCGTATCCCGCAGGTGTCAAAGGCTTTACTACCAAGGTTGACTTTACCGACCTCGTATTAGCAGACCACGTTAATGCTCTGCAAGAGGAAGTTCGTGCTCTACAAGCAACTATTGGAACTGACCCACAAGTAAGTGCTGGTTGGGTAGGCACTCTCGACAAAACAACTCAAACATGGGCAACTTTAAAAGCCCGCATTGCTAACCTTGAATACGGAGTAGTCAATGATTCTCACACTCAATACACACATAATACTGGTGGAGATACTATTCAGGCTAATGGCGCAACAATCATTCCTCTTAAACTAAAGGGATTTTCTAGCCAATCAGCAGACTTACTAAGGTTTGAAAACTCAGCAGGAACAACCTTAACTAAGGTTGATAAAGATGGAAAACTTTTCATTAACAATCAGGAAATTAAACCTGTTCTTCACCAACAGGCTCAACCAGATGGCGTAGCGTTAGGATTACCGCAAGGAACTCTTTGGGTAGATTCTGACTCAAACCCTGCAGTTTTATCTGTAGACACAACTATCCAAATTACTGGTGGAACCTTAACTGGTGACCAAGCATTAACTTCCCGCCTTCGTAATATCACCGTGTCTACTTCTGACCCAACTGGCGGAAATAACGGAGATATTTGGCTTAAGTACACTGTGTAGGTCTAGGTACTATGCCTATTCAAATTAAAGTAGCCAACAATTACGTCTCTTCAGGTTCTGCCTTTTTTAAAACTGGTGGTGCTTGGTTAAAGGCTAAAGAAGGTTACGTAAATGTTGAAGGCACTTGGTATAAGTTTTTTGTGAGATCGGA